AGTTCGTATCATTGAGTCTACTTTTGATAAGGCATCTCTTGCCGCTTGGTACAGAGAGTTAGAGAGGTTCGATGGTGAAAAGTCAGGACGTTCGGTTGACTCAAAGGATGACTGGAGTGACTGCACAGCTTCAGTATTCAACTACCTCTGCAAGTCACGTACTCACAAAATAATCCCCCGAAACCAAATCCCTTCTACATCCCTTTCAAAAGAATTAGTAGAAAACAAACTTAAATATTAGGAGAATAATATGTCAGAATTACAAAAAGAAGTGCTACCTCAAGAGATCCCTCTACGTGGTATGTCAGCTTCACACCGCCTCTCAGCCACTAAGTTCCTTGAACAAGTACTAGAGCTAGGTGCCAAAGGTTACGTCCTTCACCCTAAGCCAGCTACATTACGTCAAGTTCCTTCCTTTATTGGTGCCCCTCGTGCCACTATGGTTACTGAAGCTTACGCTAAGGAGATTATGGAAGGCGCAGTTAAAGAAGCTGTCGTTCCAGCTAAAGCCGAAGTGGTTGAAGTAGTAGCCACTGACAAGGTTGAGAAGGAGCTAACCTCTCTTGAGAAGATCGAACTATTCACAAAGAAGGGTGAGCTACTAGAGTTAGCTAAGCAATTGGAAATTGAAGTTCCAGAAGACAATGTTAAGAAAGGCCCGAAGTCAATTAAGCAATTCTTAATCAATACATTATCAGAGTAAACTAAATGTCTGACAGTAATAATAAAGATATTGCTGTAGAGAAAGCTGAAACGGTTGGTCACAAGAAGTACCCTATTCGTAGGGAACAAGGCCAACCCGCTATCGTTAGCTCCTCACAGTTGATACAAGATTCAGCTCGTACAGAGCTACGTCCTGAGAATAGATTCACCACCTTCAATACGATGTGTACAGATGCTGCAGTTTATACCAGTATTGATTATACCAACCTATTAGTTAGTATCGCACTAAGTGGTGGTAAGTTTGTTCCTAAGAAAGATAACAAGAAGAGTGAGACAGTCTCTGAGTTCTTAAACTACACTATCCGTAACATGAAGCATGGTACGTGGTTAGACTTTGTAGATAACATGTGTACAGACCTTAAGTACGGATTTAGCTTAACTAACTTAGTGTTAGAGAAGAAGACTGCAGGTCAGTATAAGAACAGTTATTGTATTAAATCTTTGTCACCTCGTTCACAAGGTAACGTGCATGGCTGGTACTGGGACGAGAATTTACGGTACCTAGAAGGTGTAGTATTTAAGCCTATGCTCAAGAAGGATCGCGTTAAAGCGTTTGGTAATTTTAATAGCCAGATCCTATCCAATAGTTTGACTGAGTACCGTAACGGTAACTATGTCCCTGTATCTATTGAGAACTTAATACATACTACACATAATGGTACGTTGAATAATCCTCAAGGTAACCCACCTCTTATTGCAGCTTATCAGGCATTCTATGAGAAGAAGCTTGTTGAAACACTTGAAATCAGTGGAGCAACTAAAGATTTAGCAGGTATCTTGATACTTCGCGTACATCCCGACTTGCTTGAGAAGGCCGCTAGTCCCGATGTCTATCCAGAGGCAGCTAAAGAACTTGCAGCCTTACAGGATGATGCTAACCAATTACACACTGGCAAGTCTACCTTCCTTATGCTTTCGTCTGAATCAGATGAGGTCTCTAAGAAGTTCCATTACGATGTAACTCTACAAGGTGTTGATGGCGGAGGTAAACAATATTCCACCAAAGAGATCATCGAGCAGAAGAAGACAGCTATTTACAATGTGTTCGGAACCAAGAATCTAATTCAAGGTGAGACAGGCTCAGGCTCTAACAGTTTAGCTGAGACACAGACATCTACTCACAACTACTACGTAGTACGTAGCATAAACAGTAAAGTTGATGTTATTGAGAACTCATTAGTACCTAAGTTGT